TAGAGCATGATACTGATAAGACAGTTCCTGCTTATGTACTTGAGGCATGGATAGTAGAAGATCCTAAGAAAGATAAAGCCTATTCTAGCTATGGTATTGAAGTACCTAAAGGCACATTAATGGTAACAGCTCAGGTAACTGACAAAGACTACTATAATGAGCTAGTGAAAAATGAGCAGATAGGATTCTCAATAGAGGGATTTTTAGGCTTAAAACTAAGTAATCAATTAAATAATAAATATAGTATGAAGTTACCTGATGGAGAACATCTAATCGAGGGTAAGATCTACATCGTAGTTGATGGAGAAGTTACTGAGATAAAAGATGCACCTGTTGTTGAAGAAGAAGCAATGACAGAAGAGATTGCACTAGAGACAGTAGTAGAAGAAGAAGTAGTTACAGAGACACCTGCCACAGAACAGATGGCTATTGATCCTGCTGCTGATGCTGAAGCTATTTTAGCTATAGTACAACCTGTAATTGATGAGCAAATCAATGCTATTATAGCAATGATAGCTGATCTTAGAAATCGTATTGAGGAGATGATTGCTGAGGGTGAGGAAGTAGTGGAAGTAGAAGCTACTAAACTATCACAGCATGATAAGTTCAGTATGGTAAGTAAATTTTTAAACAATAATAACTAAATAAAAAACAAAAAAAATGAGTAGAAAATTAAAATTTGACTTGGACATTGATGCATCTGCATTATTACAAGCTAACAGTGAGGCTTTTTATAGCCGAGCTTATTTAACTGAAGAAGTAGTAGACAACTATCGTACACTACCAGGAGTAAAGTATAAGACTAAAATTTCAAATGTAGTATTTGGTCAAGTTTTACAAGCTGAGAACTGTGGATGGAATGCTAGTACTGATGATCTTGCATCTGTAGAGATTGATGTATGTGGTTTATCTGCAATGGCTGAGATTTGTCAGTTTGACTTAGAGCAGTCTTTTGTATCATTACAAATGACTAAAGGATCTAATGGTGATTTCACTGTAGCATCTTTTATGGATTACTATTGGAATGAGATGGCTAAGACAATCGGTGAGAACATTGAGAAGTTGCGTTGGAGAGGTGATACAGAGGATGCATCTCCTGTATTAAATCTATGTGATGGATATAAGAAGTCTTTAGTAGCTGATTCTGCTAATGTAATTGAGATTGCATCTCCTGTAGCTATTACACCATCTAATGTACTTGCTAAATTAGCTCTAGTATATGCTGCTATCCCTCCTACTGTAATCTCTAATCAAGAGAACTTGAGAATTTATGTATCTGCACCTGTAGCTACATCTTATCGTGCTGCTGTTGCTGCATCAAACACTCAAGCTAACTTGACTCAAGCATTAGATTTTTCTTACTTGGGAATTAAGATGGTATTGTGTGGTGGAATGGGTACTGACTCTACAATCGTAGCTACTTTGAAAGATAACTTAATCTATGCATTTGATGCTGAAGGTGATGGTAAAGCATTAAGAGCTATTAATTTAGCTGATACTGTAGCTACACCTGTAATCAGAACTCGTGCAAATATGAAAGTAGGATTTACTCATGTTAATGGTAATGAAATTGTATTCTACAACTCTGCATCTTAATTAACTAATTTATAAATCTAAGGGAGTGAAAGCTCCCTTTACTTAAAACATATATCATGAGCTGTGAAGCGTTACAAACAATAACAAAATCGTGTTTAAACAACACAGGAGGTATTAGAAAGATATGGTTAAATGAGCAAGAAAATGTTACTGCTGCTGTTGTTACAGGATGGGAAATAACTACTCTTACATCTAGCCCTATTTATACTGAATTTGAAATTAACAGAAATACAGGTAATTTTACAGAAGAGACTGCTCAAGATTTATTAAATGGATCTACATTAGTTACTCAGACTATTACCCTAATGTTTAATCGTAGAGATAAAGTTAAGTCAGAAGCTATCAATGTACTTGGTGCAGGTCAGCAGTATTTATCTGCTATCATTCAAGATGCTAATGAGGTATATTGGTACTTTGAGAATCTACAATTAACTGCTACAGGTGAGGGATCAGGTACAAATCGTCAAGATGGCAGTAAATATTCTATCACACTATTAGCTGAGTCAGATCATCTAGCTTATGAGATAGCTACAGGTCAAGTTACTGCTAATACTTAAGATTTAACACCCTAATAATTAAAGCTCTGCATATTGTAGAGCTTTTTTTTTAAACATTTTTTGACCTTAGTATAATATAGTTATATGATATACATTAAAAAAGATGAGGTCAATCAGATTATACTTACACTCACTGAGGTAAGTACACTGCCTAATCCTTATTATTTATTTGTTTTTCAGAATGAAATGGACAAGCTGTCAGCACCTATTACATTCTACACTGCTGATCTATCAGCTTATCCTGAAAGATTCAATCAGTTTGAGCTAGATGAGCCTGTAGATTTGGAGTTAGTTAAAGGACAGTATACATACAGCATCTATGAGTCAAGTACCACACCTCCGACTATTGCTAACTCTACAGGAGTAGTGATTGAAGAGGGCAGGATGGTAGTAAGTGGACCAATAGTACAATCAATTTATGAGTAATTATGGCATTAAAAGACTTTTTTAAAACAGTAAAGCATGAAATAGTAGAGGGATATCAGTCATTCTCTACTCCATTCCTAAAGGTGGGAGGTGCAAATCTAACTCTACCCTATGTAAATGGTAGGAATCAGACTAATGGATATATCCCATTTGGGCAGGACAATTTATTTCCTGAACTACTCAATCAGATATTCTATTCTAGTCCATTACATGGCTCTATTGTAGGGTATAAAGTGAATGCAGCTGTAGGTGGTGGATTTAATATAGTAGCTGATAGACTTACTCCTCAGGATAGACTAGAGCTATATACATTAGAGAGAAAATTAAATATAAAAAAGATAGTTCCTGCAGTAACTCAGCAACTGATACTGCACAATAGAGTTTATTTTAAGTTATGCTTTGATGATAAGATGAAGCTAACAAAAATAGTCAATCTATCCCCTGAGAAACTTAGGGTAAACTTAGATAGAAAGAGATACTATATTTGTGATGATTGGTCCGCAAGGATTGGAGTCCAGGAGATAAGAAGATACACTCCTACCTGTAGAGATTATGAGCAGTTATTCGTGTATGAAGTAGAATGTATTGGGCAGGATTTCTATCCATTACCTCAGTACACCTCAGCTCTAAACTTTGCATTCTTATCAGGTGAACTTAGCTACTTTGCTAAAAGTAATATCCAAAATTCAGTATTTCCTAGCTTTGCTATGATGTTCCCTAAAAGACCTCAGTCTGAGGAGGAGAAAAACATGATAAGAAATACCATTGATAGATTAAAAGGTGCTGCTAATGCAGGTAAAGCTGTAGCATTCTTTGCTAATAGTCAGGATCAACTGCCTAAGATAGAGTCACTGCCTACTAATGGTAATGATAGTCTCTTTCAAGAGGCATCACAACTAAACACTGAGCAGATTTGCTTTAGTCACACCATTGATCCTATACTTATGGGTATTCGTACTACAGGATCACTAGGTAATGGCTCAGATATTAAGCAGGCTTATATCATATTTGAGAAAAATGTAGTAATGCCATTAAGAGACCAGGTAGCTGACATCTTTAATGAGCTACTTTTTATAGCTAAGATAGATGCAGATTTCACTATCAATAACTATCAGATTATAAATGAGGCAATAGTAGAGCTTGAGGGAGATACCTCTAAGACTAATGATGCACTTAATAGTCTATCTCCATTGGTAGCTACTAAAGTACTTGAGACTATGACAGAGAATGAAATTAGAGCCTTAGCATCTTTACCTCCTGTACCAGGTGGAGATAAAAGCAAATCACAAATCGCACAAACTCCTATAATCTGATGCTATACTTTATAACAGAAACTTACTTAAAGAATAACACACCCATCACAGCTAATGTAGATGTAAATAATGTTACTCCTTACCTAGCTACTCAAGCTCAACTAAGAATCATGCCTATATTAGGTACTACATTCTATAATGACTTACTTACTAAGTACAATAATCAGACATTAGATCCTGATGAAGAAACTCTAGTTACATTCATACAGCCTATTATTGCATGGAGAGCTGCTGAAGATGCTGTATTTGGTCTATCTTTACAACTAAAGAATAAAGGATTGCAGACTCAATTCGGAGATAACAGCTCATCTGTAGATAGAGGTACAATAGCATTCAGCATGGAACACTATGCACAAAAGGCTGCATTCTTTGAGCAAAGATTAATCAGATACCTACTTAAAAATAGAGCTTTGTATCCAATATTCACAGGTACAACTAACAGAGATACTGACCTAAGACCTATGATTGATGGCTGTAGCTGTCTATCTAATGGCTTATTAGAATGTAATGGTCTATGTGGAGGTGCAGGAGGTAATGGCTATAACAATTCAATCTTAATAATATGAAGCACTCAGGCATCTTATCATTCTTAGTCTTTGGCTTTGGATATCTTACAGGTATCTCTATGCTATTTGCTGAGGATCTACATTTTAAATTTGCAGGATGCCTGTT